CTGCCGACAAAATTGCACGTCCGGCCGACACCTACGGCGGAAAAAGCACAGCGCCCGGCGCTGAGGGGACGTGGTCTTCCGACCTATCGACTTCCCCGAACGCTGTTGTGGCAACGGACTGGCCCTACGGAACCGGCAGTGCCGAATACGACTACCTCTCGCCGCTGCTCGTCAACACCAGTTCGACGGCATGGCCGAGTGCGTCTGCGGCATGGGTGGACAACGCGGAAGACGTCTTGCGTTTTGCCCGTATCACTCAGTCGTCCCGTGGTGCGATGGACGCCAACGAAGGCATCCCGTTCATGCACATGCTGGCGACAGACCTCTACGAACAGTTCCTGTCCTACTACAGTGCCAAGTTGCGGATGTACGTTCCGCACGCCGAAGCCACGAATCTTGGCTTTGGCAACACGATGAACTTTGAAGGCGACATGGTTCATTACGAATCCGACACGCCCGTTGGTACGGGCTACGGAATCGCACCGAGCCAGATGGACATGTTCTGCCTGTTCAGCCAGTTGATTAAGGCGAACGGTCCCGACTGGAGCAAGAGCAAGGCGTCGTACCTGTACTACGCCCGAACCTACGGCAACTTGCGATTCCAGCCCAAGTTCTTCACGAAGTACAAAGCCTACGCTTGATGCTCGTCTCTTAAATATCGTCCCATTAACATTCAAGGGTACATCTGATGGAATACATTACAGACTTTCCGATTGGAACAACGAATCGGGTTACCAAGACGACTCGGCTTGGTTCGGTTGCTCGTTTCACCGATCAGACTCGCAACTCTGTCGGTATCAATCCGATTCTTTCGGGAATGCCGACCTACGCGCGTATTGTCCTGAATGGCAGTGGCGGTACATTGGCACCCGGTGCGCTTTGTCGATGGGACACTGCCACCAACGGTCCTGGCATGGAAGTTGACGGTCTGGCTGCTATTAGTTCGACGCAGTTGCCAGCCGGTGTCGTTGATCCGTGGATCACTGGAACCGTCGCTGCTGCTGAGACGTTCCTTCTGTTCTATTACGGTCCAGCCAAGTTCCTTTCGACTACCGGAACTGCCGTTGCCGTTGACGAACTGTTGACTCTGGGTGCATCCGGTCGCGCGGTGGTTTACGCCGAAGCGTCTGCAGATGCAGAGGACACGTTGTTCCGCTGCGGGAAATCGCTGGCAGTCGTTGCTTCAGGCACGGCAGCCGGTACTCTGTTCCGTGGATTCGTTGACTGCCGGTTCTAAGGAGTTCCCATATGCACAAGAAACAGAAAGTCAGCAAGAACTCTGGTGAGGGTTCTCCACGATTGCCCAAGACGCCGATCAGCAACGTATCCAGCGGCGACAAGATTGCCAAGGCTACGAATCGCACGACGAAGCAGAAGGGCAACAAGTAACACATTGGACTCTCTTCTCTGGAATGCGGACGTGCGCCTCTGTGCGTCGTCCGCATTTTTAATATGGCAAATCAAACAACCATCTTAAAAGCATTTGAGCGAGCTGCGGATCGGTCTAAAAACCGGGCGCGCGAGGAGTCGGTCGTAATGTCCGGCCTGAATGCGCTGTTCGAGGAATTGGGAGGTCCAGAGCAAGCCATCGGACAGGTTCTGATTAAGGGCCACGAAGATGCGATGGGTGAGAACCCAAGGGTCCGGATCGATTGGGCCAAGATATTGCTTCAGGCTGGAGAGATGTACGACACGCGAAATGCGTCGGCAATGGACCTGAGTGAAGTGGATGAGGAAGACCTCAAGGCGTGCGTCACGGAACTTGCGGTGAAACTGTTGTCAACGGATGGCGATTTCCGGCAGGCGTGTTTGATGGAAGCTGTCAAGCACAACCCCGATCTGCTGGATGACATCGCAGCGATAGAAAGCGAACAGGTGCTCTTGCCATGAGTGATCGTCAGATTCGCAATGCGGTAGAACTGGCTCGTCGTCGTAACGACGGACTGGGGATGTTCCGCGCGTTTCCGACGCAGCTTCCGTTCTTTCAGTCTCAGTGCAGTGAGTTTTTGCTTCGCGGCGGAAACCGTGCCGGCAAGACAATCAGTGCAGCAGCGAAGTTTGCCGCTGTGGTTCGCGGGAAGCCGATTCACGACAAGGACGGCAACCCAATTGAGCAGCGACTCCCGTGGCAGTTGAAGCGTCCCTTGCTTGCTTGGGTTGTGGGATTACAGTGGGACCACATCGGCGACACAATATGGCGAGTTCTGTTCAAGCGGGGTCTCTACAGGATTCTCCGAGACCAGCCGGACGGTTCGGGTCCGTGGCGAGCGTTCGACCCGGCGATAGATGCCGGCAGAGAGCTGGACTGCAGGCCATCGTTTCCCCTCATTCCACTGAGTGAAGTTGAAGGCGGAATGGACGGCATTGGTTGGGAGAACAAGAAAGAGCGACAGTTCAGCCACATCCCGATGAAGAACGGAACGGTCATCAAGGCATGGGCTTCGACGGGCGAAGTGAAGCAGGGCGACCCTGTTGACTATATCTGGGTTGACGAACGCATTTCGATTCCCGGTCACTACGCGGAATGGCAAGCTCGGCTGTCTGACACGAAGGGCAGGATTGTCTGGTCAACGATGCCTCGTGCCGACAATGGTGCGATGATTCGATTGAGTCACCGTGCGCAGGAACAGGCTGAGGAAGTTCAACGTGGCGAGCGTGAGTCGGCTGATTGCGATGAGTTGACGTTGCGATTCAGTGCCAACCCACACATCGACGACGACGAAAAGCGTAAGCGTCTTGACGGCTGGAGCGACGATGACCGTCGCATGCGTGACGAAGGCGAGTTCCTGACAGACACGATTAAGATTTACCCGACGTTTGACCGTGCGATTCACAGAGCGATTTACGAGAACCCCGACCAAGACGACGCAATCAGCAAGGTTCTACGAGAACGAAACGGTGAGCCGCCGGCAGACTGGACTCGTGAACTGATTCTCGATCCAGGTACAGCCAAGCCGGCAGTTCTGTTTTGTGCTGTGCCTCCCCCGGAATTCTGGGAAGGACACGAGCCAAGCTATGTGCCGTATGCAGAAATCTACATTCCCCGACTCGATGCTCGTGGAATCGCTAAAGCCGTGAAAGCCAAGGCGGGTGGGTATCAGTTCCAGCGGTTCATCATCGACGGACAGGCGTCACGTCAGACACCGATGGGCTTCAGTGGAACGGTTGGCGCGAACTACTCGAAAGAGTTTCAGAGGTTGGGAATTCTGTGCCAAGAAACGCAGTCGAACTTCATTCCCGGTGATCCAGACTTCGCGGCCCGCAAGGGATTGGTTGAAACGATGATGTCCTACCGCCCGAGCGGATGCCCCCAGTTGCGGATTGTCACGAAGCGTTGTCCGAATCTTGTGTGGCAGATTGAGAACAACCTGAAGAAGACAGTTACGGGTCCAGAGGGCATCACGATTGTCGAAGAGAAGTCGGCAACCGGTCAGCGCGATGACGTGAGAGTTTGTTTTGATGAGAAAACAGAAGCACTGACCGACAGTGGGTGGAAGCCGTTTAGGGATGTGGTGATGTCCGATAAGCTGGCGACATCGAACCTGAAGTCAAATCGGATGGAGTACCAAAGCCCAACTGGTTTGATTGCGAAGCGATTCAGCGGTGAGATGATTGAATTTGGCGGCCACAAGCTGAATGCAATGGTAACCCCAGATCACCGAATGGTAGTTTACCCAAGATTTGAAGACGAATCGCCCGTGATGTTGCGAGCTACGGACATGCGGCGACATGACAGACTGAAAATGCACGCAGGTATATACGGGGACGGGAAGGACTACGATGTTCATTTAGTCCCCAAGCCACCCCGCTCCAGGGGCGGAGAATTTGATATGGACGCAGGTGATTTTGCTGAATTCATTGGGTGGTATGTTGCTGAAGGGTGCTCAGACTCCAATCCACGGTGCCCTGGGAATGGGTATCGAGTTCAGATTTCTCAGACAAAGACAAAATTCAAGCCAGTGCTGGAGCCTTTGCTCGATTCGATGCCGTGGAAGTGGACAAGATACCCACAAGGCTACTCATGCTCCAGTAAGCAGTTGTGGCATCACGTCAATCCAATTGGAAACGTCTACACTAAGCGTGTCCCCGACTGGGTTAAATGGGCTTCGCCAAGGATAATCCGGCGATTCATTGCTGGTTACTTAATGGGTGACGGGTGGATTGAAAACGGAACACGACGTAGAAGCAGCACGGCGTGCTTGGGGCTGGCTGACGATATTCAGGAGTTGTATTTGAAACTCGGAATATCAGCTAGCATCAAAGAGAAAGAACCAGAGCCGTGGAACATCAAGGGCAGAAGCGGAATGTCGAGGCGACAATACATTGTGTCAGAACTGGAACACCCCCGCGCTGGCCTGCACAGGCACAGCGGAGAGCCAAACCACCACGAAAAACAATATGATGGAATGGTGTATTGTGCTACCGTACCGAACGGTACGTTGGTTGTCAGGAGAAACGGCAGTCCGCTGGTTGCAGGGAACTGTCTCGAATATTGGGCTTCACGCCACCCAACGTACAAGATGCCGGACTTGACGAATGTCTTGGGTGGGAAGGGTTTAGCGGCTTCCCAGCGGTTCGATAAGTGGTACGATGATGAAGTCAACGAGAAAGAAGAGCAGGATGAGTTCACGGTCTATTGTGGTCCGGGAACAGCAGCGTAACTCAGAGAGGAAAGAGAACATGGTTAGCCCCCCGATTGGTTGGAGAGTTCAGTATTTGAATCAAGGCGACGAGGGCAGCATATTCGTAGCTGACGTGACGTTTCGCGGTGCGCATGGGGCGGTGAAGTTGAACACCCAACCTGCCAACGGAGGAACGCTCAAGCAGCTACGGAACTACGTTCGTCACGTCGATGACCCGCATTTCAAAGAACATCCGCAGTCCCTCCAGGGTATCGGATGTGGTGCGTGGCGATACTTGCCCGGCATGGAATACAAGCCGAACGCCGAAGAGAAGGCTGCTGAGTCCGTGTGGGATAAGTCGCAGAAGGAAGCTCGTGACAGAGTCGCAAAAGCCAAACTGGAAACGGTAACAGCATAATATGCCTGAATACACCCATCAAGACGGCTCACTGGTCCCGAGGGCATCAGCCCGACCTGGGACCGGTGCGTCCGATGGTCCGGTGGAGTTCTTGCGTCCGCTGGTCAATCAGTGGCTGATAAAGATTCAGCAGGCTGAATCGGCGAAGGCACCGTTTCAGGAGATTGCCGATCAGTGTTCTCAGTTCTACTCGAAGTCTTCTGGATTTATGTGGGAATCCGAATACCTCAAGAAGCACATGGGATCAGGGATTCAGACGCCGAAGTTTCAGGTGACGTTGCAGAAGGCGTTTGAGTTGGTCGCCATCTTTGGACCGTACCTGTTCTGGAAGAATCCGAATGTGTGGATTCAGACTGAAGAGCCGATTGAGTTGAGTCCTGAACTGTTCGGAGATCCGAACGACCCGAATGTCATGCAGATGTTCGAGCAGGCCCAGATGGAGTCTGCTGCTGACCTGAAGCGTCAGGACTTACG